CTTGGGCTTACTCAATATAAGCGAGGTAATTATACCAATGAATGATATTGAAATGGAACAAAAGGCACTAAAAATGTCTAATGAAAAGTTCACTCCAGATTTAATTGTTTGCCCGTTTGAAATCCTGTCAGATGAACGATTGACCTTGCGCCATATTCGCACCCTATTGGCTATCTTTTCGTGGCGCAAAAAGAACACTAGCACCGCTCGCGTGAGCCGTGAAATGTTGTCAGAGCGTACAGGTTATCCAGTTACCCGTGTATCGCAAATAACATCAGAATTAGAGCAAATTGGATGGTTAAAAAAGACTGGTAACGGTGGAAAATCTCAATGGTCAGAGTATCAAATTTGTGACATTGAAACCAGTCTAAACAGTAACCAAAACGGTAACGGTTACCAAAACGGTAACGGTTACCAAAACGGTAACGGTTACCAAAACGGTAACGGTTACCAAAACGGTAATCAAACGGTTACCGATTTGGATTCAAACGGTTACCAAAACGGTAACGATACGGTTACCAAAACGGTAACGGGCATAGATACAGGAATAGTACAGGAAGAACTAAAGACAGGAAGAATACAGGAAGAATATCCGCGCGAGGCGCTCCCTGTTTGGTTGGATGTTGGCCTGTGGAGCGATTGGTTAGATTCACGCCAAAAACTTAAAGCACAAAACTCACCAAGAGCGTTAAGCATCATCCTGAAAAAACTAACCGAATGGAAAGCGCAAGGCTTTAACCCAAACACGCTAATCGAAACATCGCTGGTCAACGGTTGGAAAGATTGCTACCCGCCAAAACAAAACAACAGCAAACAGCAAGATGACGGATACGCACAATTCGTCTCCCAAACCGAAAGACTGGAAACAGCAAAAACAACATCACACTCGCAAATGACCGCAATCGAGGGGACTTGGCAATGAGCAACAACAGCATGGAAGCATTGAACGAAAAAGCTAAGTTTTGGGGCTTGCTACAAACAGCACTGCCAGCCATGCAAGTTTTCGATCACAAATCGGCAGCAGCAGGCTGGTGGCTTGCGCTAAAAGGCTTCAGCTACGAACAAGCAGAAAACGCCATTGCTCGATTATTACAGCTAGGCAAAAAAGCACCAGTTCCAGCAGATGCCATCGCAATCATTCAGGAAAATTTGGAATACCTGTGGTTAAGCTCCGACGAAGCATGGGCAGCCGTGCTAGTCATGAGCGACGAAGAGCGCAGCGCTTTCACAACAGATGCAATCGATCAGGCGCTGCAAAACCTAAACGAACTGATTGCCAGCGACAAAATTGCAGGCCGCATGGCGTTTAAGTCTGCTTACGAACGAGTGCGAAAAACGTGGATGGCGCAGGGCAGGGTGCCAACAGTCCGATTCGCTCAAGGTACAAACAAGGCAGAGCGCGCCGATGTGATTAAGCAAGCGGTCGATCAAGGACTAATCAGCAGTCAGCAAGCACAACATTTTTTGCCAGCACCAGTTGTGTCTCCAAGCAATCTTTTGCGCATAGCTCAAGACAACGTTGGCAAAGACCCAGAGGCAGAAAAAGCCCTGTCTGCGCTAAAAGAAATGCTAGGTATTGGCGGGTTCTCAATGCCCAAAAAATGGATAACACCCGATAAGGTTTGGGAAGAAAACGGCGTGATGTTTGTTCGTTTTGGCGATGAGGTTAAGCGCCTAGATGAGCTTGAAGACAGGAAAGCAGCATAGTTGGAAAGGAGTTAGTTTTGGAAAAGACAAAACAGTTTTTGGTACGTTGCCCTAAGTGCGGAAGTGAAACACGCATAATCACATCGGAACAGGTAACGAGTAATTTGAGACGGCTTTACATTCAGTGTAAAAACTGGAATTGCGGCAAAAGGCTAACCGCAACTGTTGAAACTTGTGAGGTAAGTCATTCACCAAACGACTGTTGTTTACCAGAGCTGCAACCAGAACTTTTGCCACCAGTATCTCAAGTAGATTTATTCCCGGAGTTAAAAAAATGGCTTGGTCATTAGTCAAAATTCAGGCGAATTTAGTTCGCAATTCGCTTTCGTTACCAAAAGTGCGCATTAAAAGCGCGGGGGCTGGGGTGAGCGCGGGCTTTGATGAATTTGATAATCGTTATCAAATATTTTTAGGGTGTGTTTATGTGGGATCGTGAGTTCGATAGAGCCTCTTGGAATGGTGTGCCAGTCAATTTGCTCAAGACTTCAATTGAGCGCGGTAAGCGCGTCAACGTTCAGAACTTGCCATACTCAGATGAACCGTTCGTTGAAGTTATGGGCGAAGAGTCTCGTAGCTATAAGTTTGATGCTATTTTTGTTGGCAAAGATTCTTTAGGACAAGCCAGTGCGTTTATCGCAGCCTTGTCTTCAGAGCCAGAGGGAACGCTTGAGCATCCTTATCTTGGTGAACTGGAGTTGATTTATACCAAATCTTCTCAGTCGTTTAGCACCAAACAAGGTGAAGTTATCTTATCGCTTGAATTTTTGATGAAGGGATTGCCGATAACTTTGCCTGCTACTTATTCAAAGTCAGTTGATGGCTTGACTGCTGAAGCTGACGAGTGGGCGATGCTTGACTTTAGCGAGGCGATGAAAGGCTTACCGCTGGATGAGATAAATAAGATTAAGGATAAGCTTGATGCTTTTGTAGGAAAGCTTAATAAGTTGTCTAGTCAGTTGCAAATGCCAATCACGGTGCTTGGACAAATCCAAACCAAGATTCAATCGGCGCTTGGTGCTGTTGCAAGCATAGCGAATGCGCCAAGATCTTTTGCTTCTGCACTATTTGCATCTGTTAATGGTCTTGTTAGCGGCATTACTTCTTCTTTAGGCGGCATCGCTTACGGCGTTACGGGCAATGCGCCCAAGGCAAGTCGTGACATGTTGTCCGCTTTTAGATCATCGCCATCGAGCGCGACGTCTGATCCTGCTGATCGACTTATCAAGGCATCAAGTTTTTCTGCTTTGTTAAGGCTTTCACCACAATTATTGGTAACCATGGATGCTCAAAACGAGAAAAGCCTGATAGCGGCCATTGAGCCAATTGGCGGTATTGCTGTTGCTGAAATGGCAATTAAGCAGCTGAGCATCTTGGCAGATGAATTGATTGATGAGGCGACTCGCTCCGCTTCTAGCGATTCTATTGGTTTGGTTGAGTCATTGCTGGCAATTAAAGCAGAGCTTAACACCCAGCTTAAAAAACTAGATGCAGCATTTTTGGCCAGCGTTAGTGTTATGGCTGTTTCACCAACGCCGGTTTATGTTTTGGCGCAAAGGTATGATGCAGACTTAACAAGAATTAGTTGTATTAACGATGTGGATCACCCGTTATTTGTTAATGGCGAGGTAAGGTTATGAACAAACTAACCTTGTTTATTGCTGGCAAAGAAATCCAATTTTTTAGCGCAAAGCTTGGTTATTCGCTTGAGAAACTTGCTCATACCTTCGAGGCCGAGATTACCTATGAGTCTTTCGATAAGCCCGAAAAAGTTGAGTGGCGACTCAATGACAAGGTGGTGATGACTGGACAGCTGGACACAACCAGCACCAGAACCGATAGCGGCAGGCGTGGCTTGCGTATCTCAGGTCGTTCTTTATCGGCGAATATGATCGACAGCCGCATCAAGATGGATGCTGAGTACGGGCAAAGCTTTAAGGCACTCGTTGGAAAGATTGCTGGAGAGTTTGGGCTTGGGGTTGTTTCTAATAGCGACAAGTCGAATGAGGTCATTGATGAGTTTCAAATAAACTGCGAGTCGCCTATGGCAAGTCTTGCGCAGTTGGCTAAACAAAAAAACCTAATGCTGATTGAGCGTGATGGCTCCATTTTGATTGAGGCTCCTGGCACTTATCAGGTCGAGAATATTGCATTGATTGAGGGAGAAAACCTTGCGTCATTTGAAATTGATAGAAACTGGACTGATTTGTTTTATCAGTACGAGGTGCAAGGACCCTGGGAAGAAGGCGACAAGGCGGTCGTTACCTATGCGGGAGCCAACCCAGTGCGCAAGCGGGTGATTATGGCAGATAAGGCAAGTGATGGTGTTTCTTGCTCTGATCGTGCTGAGTACGAGAAGAACCTGGCCATTGCTAAAGGGTTAAGCGTTAAAGCTACCATTCCTGGTATCTGGCTAGAGCTGAGCGGCATTGCTTTGAATCGGCTGGTATTAATTAAATCGGTAAAGCAATCGTTTGAAGAGAAGCTTCTCATTAAATCTTTGTCCATTAACGTTGGCGAAAAATCCCAGCAAACAGAGTTAGAGCTGTTTAGACCTTTTGCGGAGAAGTCCGATGCTTGAGAATTTAATGAACCGCATTAAGTTGCTTTTCGGTATGGGTGTCGTGACCTTGGCCAGCACTAAGACAGTGCAAGTTAAGTTGGCTACTGGTGTAACCAATGACAAGATTAAGCGCGTACACGACTATGGCTTTATGAGTAGACCAATTGAGGGGGCTAAGGGTTATCTTCTTTTTGTTGGCGGAGATGTTAGCAAAGGTATTGCGGTCAAGGTGGAAGATGAACGCTACGAAATAGCGCTGCAACCTGGTGAGGTCGCCATGTTAGACGATAAGGGAAACTTAATTCACATGACATCGAGTGGTATTTCTATCGTATCACCAACAGCAATTGTGATTAGCGCACCAACCAACACCATTAACGGTGAAACCACCATTAACGGACAAACAACCATTAATGGTGTCACAAGCCTAAACGGCGCTACCACCGCCACAGGTGGCATGACGATTGACGGTATTGCCTTCGGAACACATAAGCACGCTGAAAACAATAACACTATAACAGGAGGTCCGCAATGAGTTTCACCTTAAGCGCACTAGATGCGCCTATTGCTTCTAAAGACGGATTAAACCATGCAGTGCTTCAGAGCCTGTTAAATTTTGCCACTGCCAAAAAAACCGATGAGTTAGATGCGGGGCATCATCGTCAAGGCTGGTGGGCTGGGCAAACTGTTGGCGCTCGAAGCTGGACGCTGGCCAGAAGCAAAAATACACCAGAAGTGCGCAATAAATTGAAGCGATTTACCGAACAGGCATTGCAGTGGCTCATCGATGATGGCTATGCCAAAAGCATTAAGGTTGAGATTGATAATCATGGCGCATGGATTAATCGTGTGGTGACTATTGAGCTTTCTGCTACTGCGCTGTTCAAAGATGGCGAGTCTTTAACGGTAGCCGTTCCTTATAACTTTAACCTGTGAGGCATGAATGAATAAACCAAGTTTAAAACAGCTGATTGATCGAGCTAAGACAACGATGGTTTCCAGGCTTGGAGTCGATAACCCTGCTATCGATGCGCTTGCAGCTGCCATTGGTGGTGGCAATTATGGAAACTATGCTTATCAGGATTATCTTTTCAAACAGATGCACCCAGAAACAGCGAACGAAGATTTTTTATACCTTTGGGCAGAGCGCTTTAACACGCCACGAATAGCGCCATTGCAAGCGTCTGGTTTTGTGAAGTTTGAAACGGCTTTTTCGGTTAATTTGCCTGCTGGCATTGTGTTGCAAACAACTAATGGCAACAAATACACCACGACGGATTCTGGTTTATCTGATAACCCTATTGCTTGTCGGTGCGACCTTCCAGGCGTTGCTGGTAATTTATCAGCTGGCGTAAAGTTGGCTATGCTCACTGCCTTGCCTGGTGTTAGTCCATCCAACATTGTTGTTATTTCTATGGGTGGCGGGTCAGATGCAGAGGACATTGAGCATTGGCGCGGTCGGGTAGTTACAGGATTTAATGAAAAGTATATGGTTGGACGCAGAGAAGACTATGCCTTTTGGGCGATGTCAGCTCATCCTAGTGTTGGCTTTGCTTATGCCCAAGATAATTACCCAGGGATTGGACAAGTAACTGTTTATTTTGGTGCAAAATCAAGAGATGTTTCTTTGGATTTGGATACAATCGATTTAGTCCAGTCTTATTTAGACAGCAAAAGACTGGCTGGTTGTCACGTTCATGCTGTAAACGCTTCTCCAACTCCTATCGATATTATACTTTCTGGCATCAACGATGTTTATATGCGAGAGCGTGTCAAAAGCGCAATTGACGCCATGCTTATCGCTAAGCTTGGTAGCAGAGAAGCCGTTACACCTTCTGAAATTATGCTTGCAGTAACCAGTATTACGACAAGCTTTGGACTTATTGCTCCTACAACGCCTATTGTTCCTGGTCAGGGTAATGTTATCGTGCTTGGGGATATTTTATGGCAGTAAAAAACTACACTGAAGCTGACTTCGTTGATGCGGTAAAACTACTGTTACCACCAGGAGACTATTGGAGTCAAAGCAATGATCAGATTGATGGATTGGTGTACGCGATTGGCAAAGAACTTTATCAGACCTATTTAGACAATATGCTGTTATTTCTAAATCAGGAAAATAGAAGCGATAACAATTGGCGCATTTCTGATTATCAATCACTATTAGATTTATATCAAAAAGGCGCGATGGCGAGTGACAATATTTTAACGCCTGCTGTCATAGATATAAAACTATCAAGCGTTAATTACATTTTGGAAATGCTAAGCGCTGTGGAGCAAATGAGACTTCCACACACTGTAATCAACTGGAGACTTCAATCGGTGCAAGGCATTGCCACAGAATTGAGGATGGTAAATTATTTTCGCATAGAGGCTGCTGAATGAATCCACCAATCAAGGTTACTAATCTAGGCAAGCAGGCATTAATTAATGCTCAAAATTCTGGCCTTAGCGGCGTTATTATCGCATCAGCAAAGCTTGGTTCTGCTGTTTATGATCCAACAGAAGACGCAACTGACTTGGTAGCTCCATTCAAAACAATTGAAACGATTTCAGGCGTTGCTATTGATGATGAATCAATCAGTGTGTCGATTAAAGATACTTCTGATGATGGCTACGAAGTTAACGAAATTGGCTTCTTTACAGACACGGGCGTTTTGTTTGCTGTTTTAGCAACTCAAAACGAACCAATTCTGCTAAAGCAAGCAAAAAGCTGGTTATTGGCAACACTTGATATCAAGTTTTCATCTATAGATGCAAGTCATATTCTTTTTGGCGATGCGAGTTTTGCCTACCCTAAAGCAACTGAAAGCCAAGTAAAAAAAGGCGTTTCTGTTATGGAAATGGTTGGACCAGAAAGCATGTACTTTTTAGTAAAGCGTCAAAAGATGAATTTTTTTAACCTTAACTTATTAAGAGGCGCCTAATGGATATTGCAGGTTTGAAACAGCAATTAATCGACCGAATTAATACGGTCTCTACATCGTCAACTTCTTTAGAAGACTTGAGTTATGCCAGCGCTGCATTGGCAAAGCTTAATGAAATTGTCCCACAAAACACGGGAAGCACACCAATCTTGTCAAAAGCAAGTATTGTCATGCTCAACGGCGTTCCCGCATTACAACTCGTTTGAAGGATAACAACATGAAAGGACTGCCAAAACAGTTGCAAACGCGCGAAGACTTTAACGAAGCGCTTTTACTTGCTGAAACTGAGAAAACAATTGCTCACGCATTAGCAAATCACTTCAAGGGACTACTTGAATCATCTTACAAGTACGAGTTTGATAAAAACCTAAACGACGGCGAAAACCCAGATGGTACATTGCCAGACTTTGTTGTTATTGAAAAAAATGACGAACAAAATATTAAACGACACCAACTTAAACGCGTAATTGATGAAAATTCACGTTTATTTTCGCTTGGGTTTGATGTCGCCACAGTAACTATTATTATTAACAAACTGGAGCAATAACATGGCATCTGGTGATATTTTAGTCATACCGGCTCAAGC